TGAATCAAACTAGCTTAAGTTTAGCGTGTCTGTCCGCATGCTTAAGTGAAATTAAAGACGAGACTAAACGTGTAGTACTGAGGGTAGAGTAATTTCGGACGCGGGTTCAACTCCCGCCAGCTCCACCACTAAACAACATCACAAACGGTCAAATTTATTGAAAAATCAATGATTTGACCGTTTTTATTTGGTGTCTTAATACTGCTTAAAAGATCAGTTAATTTCACAAACGATCACATTTTTTAGTAGTAAAAATGGAAGTAAGAACTTACAATGCGCAAAATCTTACTACCATTTTATGAAATTCCTACCATGGCAAAAATCATCAAACAGCTAACTATTGCGCAAGTGAACAACGCCAAAGCGGCAGAAAAGATCTATTATTTATTCGATGGGGAAGGGCTGAAACTTGTCGTCAAACCCAACGGTGTGAAAACGTGGGTGTTTAATTACAAACGCCCCTACACATTAAAACGCACTGAAAAAACCATCGGCACTTTCCCTGCAGTCTCGCTTAAAGATGCACGCCAAAAAGCACTTGAATTTCGCCAACTATTAGCCAATAAGATTGACCCACACGAATTTGAGCGTAAACAAGCCATAGATGCACTAAAAGAACAACAAAGCACATTCGCCCATGTTGCAAATGAATGGTTGCTCTATCGTGCGAAAATCGGCAAAGAACAAGGCAATTACACAGATAAAACGAAAATTGACACAGAAAGACGTGTCAATGCCGCCATTGATTTAATTGGTAACGTACCTTTCAAAGAATTGACCTTAAAACACGGCTTATCCGTGCTTGAACCTTATCGCCAATCAGGTGCAACGGCTGAATTGAAAAAGCGTTATTTAGTTTTAAAATCAATCTCAGAATATGCCGAACGCTTTGAATATTGGGAAAACAACAAATGGAAATATCTTGGCGATGATCTCCCTGCAGTGAATAAAAATAAACATCACCCGTCAATCCATTACAAAGCCTTACCGGAATTTATGATCAGCCTTGCACGGGCCAACATATCCCAAACAGTGCGACTTGCAATTTTGTGGGGATTACTCAACGCCACAAGGGCAAGCGAAACCGTCAGTGCAAAATATTCTGACATCATCGAACATGAGAATTTGCCCAATGGTAAAGTGTGGCAAGTGGAAATTTCAAAAGGCGGGAAAGGGGAGCGATTGCACCTTGTGCCATTAAGTAAACAGGCAGAAACCTTGCTTTCATACATCAAACAGCACGCAAATAAGGAATATTTGTTCCCGTCCACGTTGTCAAAGGCGAGAAATGAAAAGCATATCAATAGCCAAACGCCGAATGAAGTGATTAAAACAATGGACGGCGGCAAATACAAAGGCACCATGACAAATCACGGCATACGGTCGTTATTCAGCAGCTATTGCAATGATAATCGCCTAGAACTCGGATTAGATAAAGAAGTCATCGAAATTTGCCTAAGCCATTTGAATTCCGATGAAATACGAAACGCCTATAATCGGGCTGAATATTTGCCTTACCGATTAAAGACGTTTCAAGAATGGGCCAACTATGTTGAAAAATGTGCGAATGGTTTATTCAAAGAAATTATTGCCGACAAGTCTTAATGTATTCGTTCAAGTCGCTTTCCGCAATCTTGCGGGAGCGACCGAATTTATAAGACTTTAACTTGCCGCTAGAAATCCAACGTTTCACCGTTGCTTCTGAACAAATCCCCGTCTGCACGATCTCTTTTATTGAAAAATAGCGTTCCATTATAAATCACCTTCTTTCACAAACACGCCGTCAATCATACGCCCTTTGCGGTCCTTGATTTCATCCCATGCAGCTTTAACGCATTCGTCAAAATCAAGTTCAAAATAATCTGCCGCTTCTTTTAATCCTAAAATACAAAATCCAAACGATATTTTCGCCTTAAATAATTCGCGCTTTTCGCTTTCAAAGAAAAATGAAAGAAATGAGTCTGCTGTATCAATAAGACTTCTTTCTAATTTTCCATCGCTATTGAAATTAGGATGCTCATAGATATATCCCATATCATCAAGCAAATCATTTTGGTTGTACTGTCTCGCCAAAATCACCATCACCACAAAGCAATCCCCGATGCTATCTTTCACCACATCAATTTTATTTTTAGATACGCCACTGCATAGCTCCCCGAATTCTTCCATCAATTTGATGAATTGTTTTTTCGGTGTAGAACCTTCAATCAAATTGCGAGCTTCTGCCCAATTTTCGATATTTTTAATAAGTTGTGTTAAATCTGACATGTTATTTTCTCCTTAATCTTGTGGAATATTTTCAATCTTTACCCATTTTGGTTCATTTCTATTAGCACCTGCAGCGCTTAACCATCTACGCCATAATGTCCCGTCATTGCACAGTGCAACAATTGTTTCCGATTGCTCTAAATCACCACAGTCATTGTCATAAGCCATACATTTAGCCACTGCAATTTGAATAATTTTTCTCATAATTCACCTACATTTTCCCCAATCTTTCCCAAAATCCAGTCACTTTCTGACTAAATTTTTTCACAGAAAAGAGCGGGATTTTTTCTTCTTTAATGAAAACGTCTCCGTTTTCGTAACAAATCCACTGAAAGTCATTAAGCCGTAACCGTTTATGTTTGATTAATAGATCAATTTGTGAACGATTAATCATAAAACCGACAGGCAAAAGTGCATTTTTTACCTTTTGTTCAATTTCTGAACGGTTACAGTTACTGACACAAGTCCAAGCGTCGCTACGCTCCTTGTTTGTTTCGGTGGTCTCCGCATTGGCATCAGTTGCAACATTTGCCACTGTGCCTTTTTTGATAACCCAATTTTTAAGTTTTGTTCTGATGCTTGCTAAACTGAAACGGTTTTTCACCCCCACAATTTTCTTTCTTGTTTCGCCGTATTGGTTCGGCTCACTTTCTTCATATTCCACGCATAACGGCTGATCTTCACGTTTAGCCATTGCGCCCCCTTGCAACTCTAAATAACTTGCAAAACAAGCCACATCGCAAACTGCTTGCGCGTCTGCAATGGTCTTATCATCCACATCATCTAACTGCCATTTCTCTAATTTACGTAATTCACGCCATACAGAAATTGGCGGGTTGCCGTAAAACTGGAATTGATGAATTCCCCAAAGGTTCGCCCACGCACGCACACGTTGCACGTTTTCGTCAAGTTTCAAACCTTCCACTTCGTCCGATGTTTCGTCTTTTTGATTGCCCGCATAAATGTTTTTGGCAATGTATTTCGCGATATAAGAAACGGCAGAACCTTTTGCAGGGTCAATTTCATCTACTCTGCAACGGTGTTTTTTCGCGCCGAATTCATCGCCATCTAGCTCTAAAGCTTTTGATTTAAATAAACGGATCACTTCTTCTTTATCTTCCGCTTTCACATACACAAGCAAGTGCCAGTGTGGTGTGGCGTCATGGTGCGGCTCAACGCCACGCATGCCAAAAAAGCCGATGCCACGTTTAGCAAACAATGCACGCAACTGCGCCCAATTCTTGCTTAAATAAGCGTGGGTTGTGCGTGGGTCTGCACCTTTCCATTTATTGTTATTTGTGCCGTTGTTGTGTGTCGCATGGAACGATGAAGGGGCGGTCATGGTTAAGAACAATGACACATAGCCTTTTTCAGTTGCCCATTCGTCCACGCCACGCAAGCGGTTCATCATCTCGTTGAAACGGATGGCAGGATTACCGGAAGATTTTTGCCACATTGCCATTAATTCCACCTGTTCGGATGGATCGTCAATGTTTTCAATAATCATCTGTTTTAAATATTCAAGATTGGCTTTCTGTTGATTGCGGTAATCGCTCAATGCACCTGTTGAAATGTAAGGGCTAACTTTTGCCGATACTTCACCGCAACCAATCGCTAAATGTTCGATAAGGCGTTTTTGCGTGCTGCGTAATGTGCGGAACCAGTATTTTTCGCATACCACACGCAACAATTCACCTTCCTGTTGTTGCACAGAAAGGCGTTTACCTTCTTCAAGGCGGTGTTGGCTTTTAAGTGGAAAGCCAATGTTTTTGCAAACATCAGCACAAAGGCGGTGCAGTTCACTGCTTAGGCGTGAAAAATCGACCGCACTTAATAGCCCAACGGCTTTTTGATTGGCACAATCTTCCACAAAATCGCTTTGCAATCCGTTGAAGTGCAAGGCGAGTTTGTAGGCGATTTCTTTTAATTGGCGCTCACCTAATAGATAAAAATGCAAGCCTTTACTATCCACAGGCTTTTGCATGGCCAAGTTGGCTGAATAGTGTTTGCGTTCAAGCAACCACGAAACAGAAATGCGATATTGCTCAAAAACGGCTTCCAAACGATTGGTTAAAACATCACGCAAGGTGGTGTTGGCAATGCGGGCTTGTTTATTGCCTAAGCTAAAACTAATTGACCCATCATCTTTCACACTGCGATAAGCACGCAACCACACATTGCGGAAGTGTTCGCGTTGGCGTTTGCGTGGTAAATCTGAAAGCAGTTTTTCAACATAATCAAAATGATTAGGCGCAACCGCAAACAGCTCAATTTGTGCGGCTGTTGCTTGTGGCAAGTCTAAAGTGCGGCCAGTTTTAACCGCACTTTCCATTCTTGCCAAACGAGTTTCTTCCATCGCCAAATCACGTTTGGCGATGTTATTGTCTCGTTGTTGCTCCCAGTTCATCATTTTATTTATTTCTCCCGACAGCTTTTACATATCCTATAAAAATCAACTGATTAGCCGCATCGTAAAATTCTTTACTCATTGCTAAATCAGATGATGGCGAATCTATGAATCCTTTCTCTTTCCATTTCATTAAAATTTCGCGCTCGGCATTATTTACCTTTCGCATGTCAATATTGTCATCGTTAACCAAGCAGTACATCACATAAGGAATTAATCTCAGCTCTTGTTGCGAAACTTCATAGCCTAATAATTCAATTGATTTTTGCTTGATTTCATCTGTAATCATTCCTCTTGACATTTGTTATCCCCCTTTTGTTATATGTCTCTTGCTGTATTGGCTAAATATTCATTATGTTGATCAAAGTAATCTTTAATGGCTTGATTGGTTGAGTTGATCGCACTTTCCATTTCAGTGAGTGAAAGCACTTCATATTGTGCTAAAGCAAAGTTGCGGACTTCATTCACTGCGCCAATGATTGTGTTATGTAATCGCCCAATCACTCTGGCTTTTTGTTTTCGCCAACCGTCACTATCTGCGACAATCTCTAACACTTGAAAGCGGTCGCCAATCTTGGTGATTTGTAATTCGGCTCCGCAATCTAAATTGATGTAAATATCGGTACTCATTTTGTTTTCTCCTTAAAAGTGCTTACTTATCCAACTTGCCAACCAACACAAGGCGGCATCTAATAATGCGGCGGCCATAAAACAGCCCAACATCACCACCGCTAATCCAATGAAAAAATCACTCATTGCCTTTCTCCAAAAAATCCTTGAAATCTAACTGTCTGCTTTTTCTTACCTTGATTGCGCCTGTATCAATGGCGGCTTTAAAACAATAATCTGCACGTGCAAAGCACCAATCTTCATCCGGTGTACTTGGTGCCAACTGATAGGCTTTTCGCCAAGACTGTGCGGCTTTTAAATATTGTTTTGCGCGCTCTGCTTCTGCTGCCGTTTCGCTTGCCGCTCTAAAGGCGATGAATTTTGTTCTCATGCTGTTTTTCTCCGTGGATTGGCTTGCCATTGCTCCCAATCTCTGTATTTTTGTAAAAAGATTTGGCGTGCTTTTGTCGCCAAGTCGCCGTTTTCAATAAATTCATTAAATGCTTGTCTTGCTTGTTCTTCATCGCCTTTGTCTAAGTGATAGATGTAAGCGAATAATTTTTCCTGTGCCTTATCGAGTTTTTGATAATATTCCTTTGCCACAATGCTCAATGCGCCACGGCTTAAAATAACGGTTGCCATACTTCCCCCTAATTCAATGCTTTATCAATCAATGTGAATTCGCGTTCGGTAATGCCTTTCGGAAACATCCCCGAAATCAACCGCACTTTGCGAAACGCTTTGGCGATTTTGCGTTGTCCGTTTTCGGTGTAGTGGTGTAGTTTCTCGCCTGTAAATGTGGTGCTAACTAAATCATTGATGTCGAGTTCTGCCATTGCTAATAAGATTTCTCTTTCGCCTTGTGAAAGGTTGCTGAAAGCGTATTCCACGCGATAGCGACTTTTGCCGATAACGTGGCGGCAATCGCCCCAACTTTGCACCTGTTCAACCGCAATTTGATTTTCTTTGCAGAATTTTGCCGCCGCACTTTCTTTGCCTGAAACGTACATCACACGCCCCCTTGCTTATTTGCCTTGAACCCAACTTAACCAACGACCAAACATTCCTTGCTTGTTCCAACTGGCTTTTTCAAGCAGTGCCGCACGGTCGGAAAGTGTTTCATTCAATAGCACTTGTTGTTTGTTTAATTCTGCTTGATGATTAATGTGACGGCTGATGATTTGAATTTGCGTTTCCAACTTTTTCACACGTTTTTCTAACTCCCAGACATTCACACGTCCTTTGCGTGTTTTGCCGTTGTCGTAGGTGTAATCATTTTTTGCCATTTGCTTGGTCTCCCTGAATTTTGGTTGCAAAAATCCTGTCGCATGAATTTCTTCAAACGACGGGCTTTAAATTAATGTTTAAAAATTAAGAATTAATCGGTTGGAATTTCGACTTGTCGAGTGTCCGTCTCGTCTAATGGCTTATTGCCTAACATGGCTTGCTGATTGGTTTCAAAGCTTGCTGTTTCGACTTCTACAATCTCACTGATCACTTTAAAACGACACTCACGACAGCCACTGCAATAGCCAAATGTTTGCGTGGTTAACTTTGATAATCTTTCTGAGGTTCGCACATAGATATTTTCTGAACCGCATTTCGGGCATTTAACATTAACTTTCACTTTTTCCACCTTTTGTTATACTCAAACCATTTACTTGATAAATGAAGGAATCACCATGCAAGACCAAATTATTTCCAGCTCCAACGCCAGTAATCTTCCCCCATCTCCGCTTGCACAGCTTTTTGCAGCGTGGCGATTTCCTCCCGAACTTGAACCAACTGCTTTCTTGTCAATGCTCGCTTTAGTTTCCGCAATGCAAGTGAGTCCGAATCCTGCTCATCGGTTAAAAGTAGCAACTGATCAATTTCATCTGCTATTTCCAAGAGTGAACGAAGCCCAGCGTTTTTTTGAACTGAAGTTAAAGCAAGCCCTAGCTTATCTGCTGGAACAAAACCAACCATCAGCGGCGTTGGCGTTGCTGAAGGCTTATCGCCAACTTCCGCAGTTTGCGGATTCTGAAATTCAGCTTGTTTTGACATCTCAAATCCCTTATGAATGGCGCGAAACTTTTCAGAAGTTTCTATGATTGAACCACAACATTGGCAGCGGAAGTATTTAAGATCTTTGTCGGCAAGATGCAGATCAAGACTTCCGCAGTTTAGGCATCGAAAATTTAAACCCATACACACCACCTTTTCTATTTAACTATTCCGAATCACTGCCCAATCAACATCAGGGCGTAAATCTTCGGCTCTTACTTTGCCTTCTGTTGCTTTGATAATGGCGGGAATATATTTCACATCCATACTCGCACCATTTATCCACCCATTTACAGTAGGCTGACTAACTCCACATACTCTTGCTAAGGCTGATTGATTGCCGCAAATTTCTGTAGCTAGTATCACTTTTTCATTCATTTAAAACCGCCTATAAGTTTTCCTTTAAGTTCATTATAGGAAATCCTTTAATAATTGCAAGAAATATTTTATTGTTTTATTCAAAGTTTACCTATAACTTATACACAAGGAGAATTTATGTCTGATTTATCAACCCGATTAAAGCAACTGCTTGATGATAGAAACTTATCTATGAATGCTTTTGCAAAGCAGCTTGGAGTATCCCAACCGTCCATAAGTGATATTGTGAATGGTAAAACCCGCTCCCCAAAAAATATCCTTGAGATCGCCAATGCATTAGGCGTGAATGCTCATTGGTTAAAAACAGGGGAAGGAGAACCAGATGCGGAATTTATCGCCTATTCACCCGCGCAAGACGACCAAAACGCCTTGCGGGTTGACGTGATGGATTATCAAGCAGCGGCCCATAGCAGTGGCATTGTGAATGTAGATTATCCCGATGTGATCGAAAGTATCTTCTTCACAGAGGAAGGATTATTCAAAGTGATTGGGCGGAAAAGTGCGGTGGGAATTAAACTCTTTAAAGTGCCGACGGATAGCCTTTCACCTACAATCAATCCGAGTGATTTAGTCTTTGTTGACACGCTAATTAATAACTATGTAGCAGAAGGGATTTACGTTTTTAATTTAAACGGTGAAACCTACATCAAACGCCTGCAACGTTTGCCAACTGGTGTAATTCGTGCATTAAGTGACAACCCACTTTATCCTCCCTTTGAAATCACTGACGAATTATTTGACACTGCAGAAATTATCGGGAAATTTTTAGCAGTATTGCCGTTTAACCCGAGATTATTGTAATAAGGATAACTAAATGCTTGCAGGATGCTTGTCTTTGTTGGTGCTACTTACAATATCGGTCACAATCGGTAACTATTTTGGTGAGTATATTGGTGCAGCATTTTTCTGGGGACTCATTTTTCTTGGTTGGATCGTAACTAAACTTGAAAAGAAAAAAGAACACCCCGAAACGAAGTGCAAATCATCTCCTAGCAGCCCTGCATTAAAATCAAAAAAAGTTGAATTTAAACAGGCGACAAGCAAACCACCAATTTCGCCACCTTCACCTAGCATAATATCTAGGCTGAATTCAGAAAATTCAGAGAAAAAGGGGAAATCATCAAAGATAATTGAATTTACTTATACTAATGCACAAGGTGAAACATCTGAACGTGAAGTAAAAGTGGATTATGTGGATGATACTTACATTGAAGGATATTGTTATTCTGCCCAAGGAACCCGTACTTTCCGCTTAGATCGCATAGACGGCATGATTTGGCAAAATAATGAATGCTTTTTTGTCGATGAGTGGTTGGGAAAACAAGGTATTCGTAAAAAACAATCTTCACTAATTAAATCGACTAAACAAAAATCACATAAACTTGAAATTTGTTTTACTGGTTTCAAACGTGATGAGAAATTGAAACTTGAATTACTAGCAGAAAAAAATGGATTTAAAGTCAGAACTGCAGTAAGTAAAAATTTAGATTTCTTAGTTTGCGGCGTAAATGCTGGACCATCAAAAATAGCACAAGCACTTGAACGTGGAATCCCATATTTTAGCGAAGATGAGTTCATGGCTATGCTTGAGACGGGAGAAATTCCACAATGAAAAAACTATTCTTAATTCTAACCGCACTTTCACTGGCTTTCTCAACAGCAACTTTTGCAAAAAGTAAAAAAGCAGATGCAGAACAGTTTAGTTGTGCTGATAGGAAATATTGCAAAGAGATGAATTCTTGCGCTGAAGCTAAATTCCATTTAAACGAATGTGGTGAAAGCCGTTTAGATCGAGACGGTGACGGCGTGCCTTGTGAGAATGTATGTCGAAAATAAATATGGATTCAATTAAAACGCTAAATGGCAATCTTATTGGGTATAGTTTGCCGAGTAATATTGCCGCTTTACTAAAAAATATCGTTAGGGTGCAAAATTTTTCAGGCACCGTGACTTTAAATCTACTCCCACCAATCCCAGAATTGCTTAACATAAAAGAATTGATTGAGATCCGTAATTTTGGCAATAAATTAATCGGCTTTTCTTTACCGCCTGAAATAAAGCAGATTCAAGACGTGCTTGTTCAACTTAAGACAGTATTAAACATTGATGATGCAGCATCAGAAGAAGCCTTCAATTCTTTGCTTATTAATATAAAACATCTTGAGCAAATCGAAGATGGTCAAACTCATTCTTTTGAAGATGCTATTGAGTCAATCGACCAAATATCTCAAAATAATCATAAAGTCATTTCTGTTTTGATTCCGGTATTGCTTTTTCTCTTTCAATATGCCGCAGAAAAGGGGCTTGATTATATATTTAATGATCACCAACAAGAACAAATGATAGAGATGATTGAGCAACAACAAGAAGAATTAAAAGAACTCAAAGAGCAGAATAATGTTATTTTAGATGAAATTAAGTCTTTAAAGTCTCAAATCAGTGAAGGTAAAGATAACAAGCAAACGCCAGAAGATGACCCCTTAGATATTATATAATAATGCCACATTTTTTATGTGTGGGGTGCTTATGACAAACAATGACTTGCTTAATCTTTATAATTTAGAAAAGAGTAGTTATGATTCTTATGGAACTTGGCGAACTTCATTGTTATTAGGTTGGGTATTCAATCTTATTATTAATATAAGTTCTCATTTCTACGATTCAAAACATGGCATGGTAATATTTGTGATTTCAAATTTTGTGCTATTTGTTGTCTTTGTAATTCTGACCGTTCAAAGAGAACAGGCAAACAAGCGAGTGTCGCAAATTATGAAAATGCTATTAAATAAAAATCCATAATATAAGCCCTCATTTGAGGGCTTTATTTTTTCACCTTTTTCACGTCCACTTCTTCATCTTCCACTTTCAATTCGCATTCAATTTGACTGGTAAAGCCGCTGTCTGAAAGATTGTGCGTCACTCTTGTGATCAACCAATTTGTTGCGTCAATTTCGGCTTTAAAGCCTGAAAGTTCAATCGGCGTTTCTGGCATTAAATCAGGTTCACCAAAGGCGAGATTAAGGCTAAATGTTGCCACGCCACGTTTTAGCTTATCAAAGGCTGATTTGGCAGCAGTAATGGCGGTTTTTTCGCTTGCGTAAGTGTGTCGCAGTGATTTTATTTGAGAACTGTCACTTGTAATGGGTTCTTGTTGCTCAATTTCGTTGTATTTGCGTTTGCTTAATCGGCTTCCTTTCACAGTGCCGTTTTTCAGCGTTCTGCCTTTCGTCATACGCTGTTTTTTCACAATCTTAGTGTTTTCATCCACCGTGATTTCGCCACGCTTGCCGCTGTCCGTATCGTGCCAATACGCTCGCACGGCTTTGTAGTTTTCACTCTCTGCAATAGAAAAATTGTAGTTGTCGCCATTCTTACGGGTGATTTTACGCAGTGGAATATCTTTCCCTGTGGCGGTTTTCCCTTTACCTAATGGCATAAATAGCAACGTGCCATTTTTCACCGTACACATTGCCCCGTGTTCTTCTGCAAGTCGTGTCAGCAAATTAATGTCGCTTTCGTTGGTTTGGTCGATGTGGTCGATTAATCGGCTTGCAAGCTCTTTCGCAACTTGGCTTTTGAGCTTGTTTCCTTGTGCAATTTCGTTGACGATTTCGCCCAATTTCTTTTGATGAAATGACCGCTCTTTTTGTTCAGTGAACGTGCCTTTTAAATCTGCGGCTCTTGCCCGAATGGTGAGCTTATCAGCAGATGATGCGCCGCCAGAAAACTGCACTTCATCGACCGAATATTTCCCTTTGTCAATCAGCGGTGCGCCTTTCCAACCAATTGCAAGGCTGATTGTGGCATTGCGTGGCGGCAAAGCCAATTTGCCGTCATGGTCGGATAATTCTAAGTCGAGCGTGTCCGCTTCTAAGCCGCGATTATCGGTTAAAGACAAGTTGATCAATCGGCTTGATACCACTTGTGTGATGTCTTGCTGTTTGTTGTCTTTCGTGGTGATCACCACTTTAAAAGCGGGGGTGCGGTGATTGTCGTTAAAGTCTAAGCCTAACATTAAAGATTACTCATTAAACTGTCTGCAATGGCAATCAACATCGGATCGTCAGTGCGTTTTAAATTCATGGTGAAGTCAATGGCACGGGGTGCGCCATCGCCAAAGAATTCTGTGCGGGTTTCTTGGATATTTTCAATCACAAAAAAGCCGATAATCTCAAAAGTTGCACCATCAATCAGCGGAAATGCGCCGCCACTGTCTGCCATTAATTCCAACGCTTTAATGGAAAATCTGCCGCCCGTGATTTCGGGGATAAGTCGCCCGCCGATTGTCACGGTTTCGCTTTCCTTTCCGGTGAATTGTGATTTTGGCATAGCACCCACAATCGCATTGGTTGGATGTCGCCACGTTGATGTACGGTCTAAGCTTTGGAAAGGCACGGTTTGCCGTGTAAAAATGAACATACCAAGTGCGGCTAAAGCAAAGTTTTGAAACATTATTTATCATCCTCAACTTTGACGGTCATTAACATCAATAAAACATCAATAAAAATAACCCATCCCCACCCGTCAATGTTGTGATACATCAAAAACGTGGCGTACCCTGTGACGGCAATAATTGATAAAAAATAGAAAAAGAAGATTAGAATTGATTTCATGTTTTATCCTAAAGAAAAGTGCGGTCAAAAAATCCCGTGATTTCTGACCGCACTTGGTGAGTTAGCGAAAGAGAAATGCAATGCCGAAAATCACAAGCAACCAAAAGGTGATGGAAAGAATAAAGATTCCACGCCATACAATATGCCGTGGCATATTTAATACATAATCAATCAGTTTCTGTTTCATTTCGTTCCCTTGCTTTTTCTCGCCATGTCATTAATTCGGCAAATGTCATTTGCTCAAAGGCTTGTGGTTGCCAATGGAAAATTAATGCAATGTCCGCCATGGCATCTTCTACCGTGGCGGCAATCATTATTCGGTCGCTTCCGCTTCCGAATTCTTCCCTAAAAAACCGACAGCCACCGCCGCAAGCTCGGTGAAGTCTGCCACTTCCATTGTTGAAAAGTCAGATTTGTGCAACACAGGATTTGTCACGCGTGTTAATAACACTTGTAATGCGTCCACGTCCATTTGTAACACGTCAAACATTTTCAAGCCTTTTAATGCCGGCACGGTTGGTTTGTTGACGGTGATTTCGGTGATTTTAGTTTCGCCACGCACAAGCGGATTCGTTAATGTGATCACTTTGCTGTTTTCGTTTTTCATTTTTTATACCTTTAAAAATTCCACGCTTAAGCGTGGGGGAGTGATTTAATAAAAGCCCCTTGCGGGGCTAGGTGGTGATTAGATGCCAATCGCTGAACGGTGTTCTGCCAATCGGTCAGTGCCGCCGACAATAAAGATTGAGTTGAGTAAATCAATCTCGACCAAATCTTTGCCGTTTTCGATGATTTTGTAATAGGTTAATGGCACGGTGTAGCTTTGTTCAGTGTCATCGCCTGATTTGCTTGTGCCGTTGTCAATTTCGCTGAAACGACCACGCATAATCAATTCAATGGCGGTGACTTCTTCGGTGTCGTCTTGTTGGTATGCACCCGCAAAGCGCAATGCTGAACCATCAATTTTTCCGCCAAATTCTTTGATGAGTTCGGTCATATAACCGCCCATTTTGAATTGCGCTTCCAAGCCTTCCATGCCTAAATTCACTTTAACTGGACCGATCATGCCGCCAGCACGGTATTCTTCCAGTTTCATTGCCAATTTAGGTTGGGTGATTTCAGTGACTTGTCCACGGTAAGAATTACCGTCAGCCAAGAAGTTCATGAGTTTTAATTTACGTGGTAAAGCCATTTGTTATGCTCCTACTTTGGCAATCTCTGCGGCGAATTCCACAAGGTATTCATCGCTGATGTATTGGTTAAAGCCTAATTGTTCTAATGGCGGAACAGGGCAGTAATCATAAGACACAAGCAATTTTGCATCTTTTAAGGTCGCGGCAGTATTCAGTGATGAATTGATAAATGCTTTGCCGCCGATTAAGTAACCTTTCGCCACATATTCACGCCATTTCGCATTGATCGCTTCCACGATTTCTTTCACCAACATCACGCTGATGTTTTTATCCACGGCCCAATCAAAGGATTGTGCGATGGTGTCTTTCAACACTTGAGCGGTGCGGGTGTAGTTTTCGTAGATGAATAACTTGTCGGCTGAACAGGTGCGTAAGCCCCATAATTTGAAGCCATTGTGATTGACGCAACAAGTGATGCCTTGTTCGTTCAGATAGTTGACATCGGTCGCACTGTCGTTGATGTCAAATGAAAGCGGCTTAGTGACGCCAGTCACGCCAGTTAAACCTTTGTTCGAAATGGATGTGTGCCAGCCGTATTCTTTATCTTGATACGCACGCATAGCCGCCGCACGGACAACGGCATAATCCACTTCGGTTGCTTTGGTGTTCGGGTTGAACGACAAGAAGTCACCGAAAATCAGCATTAATTCACGCTGTGAGAAATTACGGCGATAAGTCACCGCTTCTTCTTTGGTTTTGGCTGAACCGCACGATGCATACACAAAGCCATTCAATTTTTTCGCCACGCTTAAAAGCTCGGTGGTGACATCTTGGCTGTCATACTTCGGCACGCAGAAAATACGCGGTTTCACGCCACAAACGGCAGCAGAGACTAAGAACGCTTTTAATCCAGTGTAATTGCCGTCGCTGTCCACTGTGCCGATGACGTTTGCTTTCATTGTGCTTTCGTCATCACTTTCTTCCACACGAATGACCACAACTTTACAATTTACAATATCCGCAATGCCATCTAACGCACGGGATAGTGTGCCTTGTTTACCGGCTTTCGCTTGGACTTCGGCGGTGATACCTGTTAAAAGAGTGGGTTTATTGAGTGGGAAAACAGTTGCGTCTGCATCTGCTGCCGTTGCCACTAAACCGATCACGGCAGTGGATGATGTGGTGAGTGTTCGCAAGGCTTCGGCGATTTCCGTTACCTTGACCCCATGGAGATATTCATCAGACATATTTTAGCCCTATGGTTTCTATTGGTTAAATAATGTCTTTATTGTGATCGAGAGAATGGGGCAGTGCGAGCGGTTGGAAGTGTGAAAAACGGGGTAACAAAATGCGGCCAAAATTGACCGCATTTTATTTAAATTAAGGCAGAACTTCAGGGAATGGGTCGTCAGTTATCCAACTGACGACTGGAAGACGCATATAATCAAGGTCTGTTGTTGGTACTTTATCCCTAAATCTTAACTCAATATAAGCTCTATCGCCTATACTAGCAACATATACAGTAGCAATTTCATCGCCGTCATCGCTATAAAACGGAAGCATAATAGGCGTGCGTGTACGGAAGCCAACTGGTATTCTCGGAGGGGGTAAAATATCCATTCGCTTGGCGTGATTTTTCCTCGTGAATTTAGGATTACTGCTCCCGTAAAAAGAAATAGTGTCCCAACGCCCCGCATAGAAAGAACACTCAACTCTGTTATTCACTCGTCTTAAATGAATAGCCCCTTCTTTAATATTTACAGAAATGTTAGATAGTCGTCTAATACCTGTATCACCCGATATAACAGTCCACTGTCCATTTTGCTTTTGCCATAGGTATGCTCCAACGCCTGCACCGTTTGTTGAGTTATAAAAAGTTCCGTCCGGCTCTCTACCTGTAATCTTTCCGCCAGTGGTATCAGGTTTATCAGGTCGTCCATTTCCAGTGACTATCATTGAATCACTAGATTGGCTACCACCGCCCTCTGGAATTTTCTTTTCTATTCGCTTAATTTCACTGCCGACAAATTCAGCGAATTCAGTCACGCCAGTTTGAAACATTATTTATTGTAACCTCTAGTGTAAGCTTCTTTTAGGTTGATACCATCAAGCACAGTAAACTTCCCAACAAGCAGTGCTAGTGATTGGTTGGTTTGAGTTATTTTTTGAACCAATTTATTTAAGCCATCTTCGCCTGTTTGAATGTTCTTCAACATATCGCCAAGCTCTTTGATTGTGTCAATGCTCGCGTCAACTTGACCGCCTAAAAGCTCATTTTTGACATCGGCTTTCGCTTGGTTTAAAAGCTCAAGAATTTTCTTGGCCGACAATGTTGCTGTTTCATTTGTTGCGCTATCATTAATGCCGGCCGCATTACTTGATAGACTGTTGATTCGCTGATTCATCTCATTGATTGCACCAACAATCGTATCTTTCTGAGTTGTGGTTAGGCTTTGCATTGCCCCGATTAGCTTGATAATCTCTTTATCTTTCATCCCCACAAATTCAGCAAATTCTGTGATTGTTTGATTAAATTCTTGTCTTGCCATTAAAGCGCTCCGATGTTGTAGTGAATAATTAATTCGTTGATGTTTGGTAATTTGCTTGTATCAAGATCACCGCCTATATTGGCATATCCTTTTTGAACGGTGATTTTGTGTTGTTGTTTAGGCTTGAGTGTCACTTTGTGTTTGGCTTTCGCCTTAGTCTTTATACACATTTCACCCCCTTGTAACATCCCGTTTTAACCGCACTTTGCCACCGCAAAGGGTGCTAATTAATCCGTTCTTGTCAGTTTGTTGCAAATCCCAACTTGCCACCGACCAATCTGCATTTTCTGTTTGATCGTGCGACACGTGCAGTGTGATTTCGTTTTCTTTAACGGTTAAGCCATTTGATGTTGATAGCTTAATGGTTTCTGATTGACTTCGTTCCGGCACGATATGCAAATCAAATTGACTCCCTGTAAAGTCCATTGGGGTGTCGTCATCATTATTGAAAATGAGTGTTTCGAATTCATCATCCCCACGGATCCAATCAAAAATTATTTCATTCATTTTTCATTCCCTTGATTGAACCGATAATCGCGCTGTTTGCCGTTTATTTCGCTTTCGTATGCGGTTTTGCAATGGTTTTTATCTCTAAATAATCCATTGATAAAACGATAGAGTACACGCCACCGTTTTTTCGGTTGCTCGGCTAAAATAGCCCCCCGATATGTGCGACTTGATAATGTTTCGTCTGCTGCGCCACCTGTTAAGGCATTGAATAATTGGTCAATGGCGATGATGTTGTGATAAGCGTAGAGTTTTAATTTGCTTGGAATTTCCATTCTTCAATTTCCTTTTCAAGTGCGGTCAGTTCTTCCATTGTTTTTAATGCTAACAAGCGATCTTCAAATGCCTGTCTTTGTCCAATAATCAAACCGATAGCAACCGCAAATTGCGATGCTTTCTCGATAACTTTTTCAACCAACACATCAAAAGGAACGCCACGCACTCTTGCGATTTGTTTAAGCATTGGGGTGTCAACTTTATTATCAGCTTTCCATGCTAAGGCTTCTTTCTCTTGGCGATAGAAGCTTTCAATCTCTGTTTGCGGATAGCCAACCAGCAAGCTAGATTTAAGCGTATCGGCTTTATTGGCAAGCGTGGTGAGTAAGGCTTCTTTGCGTTGCATAAACAGCTCGACAATTCTAGCTTCATCTTTTACCCATTCTGTGCCATTCCACTTGCAAGGCTCGGCAAGCGGTGCAAGTGCGGTTAAATTTTCGGGCAATTCACCTAGTGCGGTATATTCGACCTGATCGCCTGTTTCTTTGTTGTAATAGGTCCCGCGATGGTCAACTTGGTATTGCCAATTGTTATCCACTCGCACAATCACAAAGCCTTGTTTCGGTTGTGGCGGGGCATCTAAATAACTGCCAGCCGCAAGGCTTCCGCCCGCACTGACATACTCTGTTGTTTCTTTGATGTAAATCCCTTGCGCATCAGTGCAATACACGGTGATTTCACCGCTGTTTTGGGCAAAGCCTTCTTGATTAAATGTTACGGTCATTTTTGCTCCTTATTCGGCCAAACAGATGTAGTGATAGGCGATGTTGCGTGGTCGTGTTTCTTTGGCTGTTCTTGACACTTTGCTTGAATCCAATTCGATTCTTCCTGTCCCCTCACCTGTATTTTGCGAGGTAGAATAAAATTGCGTTAAATTTACAGCACGAGTAGATTGTGCCGCAGCTAATGCGCCAGAACTGCCATATAGAGTAGAATCAATAAACTGAAAGTTCCCAATCGCACCTTTAATCGCCTGCATTGCGTCCCCTTGCGATGACAATAAAGCACGACCACCATCCACATTTCGCCCATTATCCAACCCACGGATAAATTCCCCACGCAAATCAGGCAACTGTCCTGACGGATATTTTTGCCCTAATTTCGGATAGCGTGCTTTATCAAAACGTTGTCCGTTCATGGCTAAACAACCTTCCGGCACGGCAGAGAGTGGATAAGGAATAGGGATACCAATAAATAAATCATGTAAGGCATTAAAATCAGTGGCGTTGGCTTTTTTTCCGATTTCAGCAAGCAACGTCGATTTTAAATTTGCATCACCTGCCAACGCACGGGCTAATTCTTCCAACGTGTCCAATGCTGCTGGGGCTGAACCTACCAATGCGGCGATTGCGGTTTTCACAAATGCGGTTGTGGCGATTTGTGTGTTGTTCGTGTCTGAATTAGCGGTGGGGGCGGTTGGGACGCCTGTGAACTCTGGACTAGCTTTTGGAGCGTAGCCTGTGCGGTCTCGGTTGATACCGTCCACTTGGTCTTTTAAATATTTGGTTCGGTTGGCGAGTTGTTTAGCTTGTACGTTAATTACGCCAAGCTCTCCGCCAAGCACCTTATCTTGTTTTTCAATGAGATAAATATCTTCTTCCCATTGTTGTTGCTCAGTAATTTTCCCCATTTATACTTCTCCAAAAGTAAAGTTTCCGTCGAAATTGATTTCGCCATCCCAACGATGACCAGCCCTTGTAAAATTAAACGCAACCAAATGACAACGTGCAGGGGCATTTTCATTTAAAATCCGCCGCACTTGTTTTGATTCTTCAATAGTAATGGGCTGATGTAACACAATTTTGTATTCTGCCCAGTGCATTCCTTCATGCTCAAAGGTGTCTGACCCATCAAAACTTAGTTCACCATTCCATGTTTTAAGTGATTGGTTTTCGATAATATCCACTTCGCCATAACCCACTGACTTCATCACGCGGCGAATGGCTGAAATTGTTCCTTTATGTTTATGAACGTGAATGCTATTTAAAATGGCTTGCCGTTTATTATCTTCGCTCCAATCATCGTCCCATTCATCAATTGAGAGTGACCAAGCAAGCCACGTCAATAAATTCACGGGGCAATGGTCAGCGTTCCATAAAAGGCGAATGGGGACAGGAATTTCCGCAATGGCTGAAAACGTATTCGATAATTGTTTTTCTAGCTTGCTTGACCCCGTAGGTAGTAGATAGCTATTCATCTCTACCACCTACGTTGACTTGAATTTGTGTGCAATATGCTGCTTGGTGAGGTTGTACGATTAAATCTGCAAGCGGTTTGGTCAGTTTTACGTTCTGTACGCCTTCTTGATGTAAGGCGGCATAAATGCCTGAAAGCGTAATATCAATGCCAAGCAAGTGTTGCTTATTTGCATAATTGGCGATGGCTTGATTAACATTTGCCATAACAACGCTTTCTAGTACAGTTGGATAAAGTGTGATGGCAGCTTGAATTTCATAAGGTAAAATCACCGCACTTTCGACTAATACCGTATCAGTCAATGGGCGAATATGTTCGGCATTTAACTGTTCTTTTACCGCATTAATTAAATCACTGTCGGCTGTGCCTTGACCTTCTGTTGATAATATAGCAACTTTCACCGTGCCTGCAGTTTGGCTTGTTACATCAACGTCTTTCACTTTTGTAGAGGTAGAAAGTGCATGGAATTCATAGCTTGCGCGACTGCCTGCTGTGGTTAATCCTTCTAATGACATTTGAATGCGTGTTCGAAAGCGTTCATCATCTTCATATTTAGCGGGACTAGGTGGTGTGCTTTTTAAATCTTCTGCTTGAATAATCAATCGAGTGACGCCAAATAATGCGCCTAATTGATCTAAGTCTGAGCCTGTCGCATAGGCAAGCATTACTGCCTTGGCTGATTCATTAATATTTGTTCTTAGCAAGAGTTCTAAATAAGCATTTTCTTCAAGCAATTTAACCACTGGTTCGCTTTCTAACTGTAAGCGAGCTTGCCAATGTTGGCGCATATCGTCATTTTCTTGTAATGACAGGAATTTAGCTTTTCGTTGAGCAAGTAAAGTTTCATAACTGAGTTCTTGCACAACTTTTGGTGCGGGGAGTTTTTTTAAATCAACTAATTCGCTCATTCTTACCGCCTAGCCATACATCATCATAATTGATGGTATTGTTTTGATTTCTTGTTCTGCCCACGATTGAGCAAGTGATACCGTTTTCTGTAAGTTGTGGTTTAAATTGGCTAATCGTCACGCGGGGTTCCCATTTGTGCAATGCCATCACCGCACTTGCGGCAAGTTGGAGCAACAAAGCGTGGTTCATTGGTCTGTCAATGAGTTCCGGAATACGACTGCCATACTCTCGGCGTTGTAAACGTGATCCGATTGGTGTCAATAAAATGTCAGCGATTGACTGCTTGATGTGTTCCGTTTCGCTTGTGATTTTCTCGCCTGTAAATCGATTCATTATTCAGGCTCTCCAGTTTTGTCTTTACCTTTCGACACATCTTTGTGTTTATGTTTCATCTGACTAATGCCGCCCGCTATCATGTCTCCTGTTGATGTCACTTCCCCATCAATATTCACATTGCCTTTAATGTTGACAGTGGGGCAGTCAATATTGATTTGATTGGCGGCTTTGATATTGGCGGTTTTTATTCCTATTACAACCAAATCGCCATTTGCTTGGTTGTAGGTAATTTTTGCGCCATCGGCAAATTCGACCACGTGTTCATCGGCTGAATGACTTGGGCTGTTTTGAGTGTAAAGCCCTGTGATGATGCACGCTGTTGTCAGTTCACCACTTGCCGCCAAGATGACGCATTGTTCACCTTGTGTTGGCGGTGACCATGTTTTTGTCGTGCCTGATCGCATTGTGATGAATGGGATGAAATCCGTTAATATTTCACCGCACTTTACCCGTGCTTTTGCTTGTGCATAATCGACTTCGGCAATTAAACCAAAGCGGATAATGCTTTCAATTCTGCGGTTGTTATCGGCTGACATGGGCGGATTTCTACTTGTAATAATTGCCCCTATTTTTGGTGAGTTTGTTTAATTTTGCGAGTGTGTGGAAGTGTGAAAAACTTGGTAACAAAAAAGCAAGTCAGGCGACTTGCTTAT